CTTTGAGTTGCTCTAGCAGTAATCTGATTAGCCTCATGCTCACCTACTTTCTTTCTCCAACCTGCGAAGAATGCTGCGTTCTTAAACGATGTGATTGAGGTAACGCTCGGATAATATTTATCAGCACCAGGAATTGGGTAAAATCTTACCCCATCCTTGTTAACTGGTTCAACATCTATCGGTACGATAGGATCATTAACGAAGGTAAAACTCATTAGAAACCAAGATTGTATTTTGTGATTAAGTATTGCTTGACTAGACCAGACCTTACGATGTCATCTAGTCCAAACTCTATACAGGTAAAGTCCTTCATCTCCTGAAGGATTTGTATGAAGTCTGATATCTTAGACTTCTCGGATTCTCTGACCAGATCTGTCTGAGTGATGTCACCACAGAACATAATCTTAGAGTCTTCACCTACTCTTGTTATTATACTATCTAATTCATGAAAATTCAAGTTACTGAATTCATCTACAATAATAATAGCACTGTCAAGAGTAGTACCCCTGATAAAAGATGTAGACCAGAAGTCAATTGTTTCTTGCGTTCGTAAGTTATCATAAAGCATATTAAATGAGTTATCATCTGGCATACCAAACATATACCTCACCATATTCTTGTAAGGTATTTGATATAGGTATGACTTATCTTCATGATCACCAGGAAGAAATCC